TTGCCGCCATTTCTCCTCGAATGATCGCCAAGTTGGAGTGCAAATCACCTCGTAAAGTCACCGTATTTGCAGCCATCTCATCCCTCAAAGTAAGTGTGTTTGCAGCCATCTCATCTCTCAAAATGCCTACATTGGATTGCAAATCCGATCGTAAAGTCACCGTGTTTGCAGCCATCTCATCTCTCAAAATGTCCACATTCGATTGCAAATCCGTTCGTAATGTCACTGTATTTGCGGCCATCTCATCTCTCAAAATGTTCGCATTCGATTGTAAATCTTCTCGTAATGTCACCGTGTTTGCGGCCATCTCATCTCTCAAAATGTTCGCATTCGATTGTAAATCTTCTCGTAAAGTCACCGTATTTGCAGCCATCTCATCTCTCAAAATGTTCGCATTCGATTGTAAATCTTCTCGTAAGGTCACCGTGTTTGCGGCCATCTCATCTCTCAAAATATCCACATTGGATTGAATGTCCCCTTGAAGAAGAATCACGTTGGCAGTCAAATCACTGAATTTTACAACGTTTGAAATGTTTGTTCCATCACCCGTGATGTTATCCGCCGTGAGATTACCATACACGCGCATTTCTATGGAATTGGCCGTGTCTACCGCGATGTATCTATCACTCGCCGAGCTATGCGTATATCCAATCGCATATTCATTACTTGACTCTATGAATGCCGCGGTCACATTGGACTCTGGTCGTGTCATGATGAGACCTAGATCGAATCTAAAATCTGAATCCGTGTTATTCTCCCCTAGTTCAACTATAGCATCTTTCACTCTAAGATTTTCTGAAGAAATGAGCGTGGTTTCACCCAAAACCGTGAGGTTACCTGTTATGTAAGCATCACCTCCCACAGACAATTCGTGCATTGGATTTGAATTTGATATACCCACGTTCGATGTGGTAACAAAGCTTGTCTCTGGGTTATTAAATATGACGGTTTCAGTCGTTGTATTTCCTGTCTCAGTGACACCCTGTAGATCTTGTGGAGCCACGGTGGCTCCAGTATCTATGATTTCTTTGGTGGTTACATCGTAACACAATGCATTCGATGTAAACCCCGTGTTTGTTCTAATGGGAGCCACATATAAACCTTCTGCCGAAGCCTGTATGACGTTAGATGAAGCATTTATAATTATGGTGTTTAACGCCTGTTCATCTGGAACGTGCTTACCTATCCTGATCCTTTCGGATTTTTCGATAGTATTGAGGTTTTTCACCATTTATATTAGAGCTCATTTTATTTCTGTCCAACCGACTCGTTTGTATATATAAAGTGCATCATTTTCAGTTTCATACACCATCAGACCCGGTTCGGGATTTGGTATGTTTTCTATATCCGACAAAGTCATTCTAGGCAATAAAAACCCACTCGTTTTAGATTCAAGTGTGAGAATAGCAGATGGATGACCCTTGTGTGTACCCAAAGCCAATTTACCATTACCATCGAGGGTCATGCTCGGGTTCAATTTACCGTTCGTACCCCTCGTTTTAAACACAAGACCACCTGTATTACCCGCCGTCGTACCATTATTCGCTTTCGTGTATCCATTTATCTCAGCGAAACCATTTATATTCAAGGATTTGACTTCACCAAGTCTAGATGTAACTTGTGGAACTCCGTATGTGAACAAGCATTTGGAACGCACACACTCGGTTTCTATTTCCTTCGCAGACACCGTGTTATTCACGACGAGGTGTATATCCGTCACATTAGAACATGTCATCACGTGTTCGAGAGACACGTTAGAAATCAAATGTCCATCACCCTCGAGTGGTGCGTCTTCGAGTGTTTGTATGCGTTCACGTATGAGTGGCAAATCCTTGGTTAGATCTAATCCAGATTCACACACGTCTATGCGTTTTTCGAGTGGTTCAAAACGGGTAACCTCTTTGTGTAAATAATTGAATGTACCTAGTTTAATCTTAATCGCATCCACCTCGTTGAATCTATTGAGTGTGTTCTCTACAGCTGATATTCGATCCGTATTAGATTCTACGACCGGTACAATCTTCTTCGTTTCATGAATAATGGGCGTTTGTGTGTTTATAAAGTTCACATCCTTTCGGAGTTCTTGAATCTCTGGAAGGACTCGCACATCTTTTCGAAGCGTCGCTATGTCATGTTCACACGTAGATATTCTAGGAATTTCTTTTTCGATCGCAGACACACGTGGTTCTACACGGGACACCCTATTTTCGAGAAGCGGAATCGCACTTTCGAGTGGTGTAAAACGTTCGGTCTCCTTTTTGAGTGCATCTATTTCCGCCTCAAACACGGGTTTAGCTTTCTCAAGTGGTTCAAATCTGGGCATTTCCTTCTCGAGTACAGATACTCTCGCGTTCGTCGCGTCGAGTTCCACGGACTTTGTGATTCCGCGTAGTGTCGTACCATCTCCATAAAATGACTCGGCAATAACCTTTCCATCGGAGTTAATGTTTCCTTTAGAGTGTATGCGTTTGTTTACGTACACGGAACGACCAACATTTATGTCCTTCGAAATATCCAGTATATTGAAATAATCACTGAAATCCGTGATTTGATCGAGTGTGATGTTAGACAGGAGTCCGCCATCGGCTTTGAGTTGCCCAACAACATGTAAGTTTTCCACGACTTCACCTATGTCTATGTTTAAATCATACTGAACGTTAGACAAAAGTCCGCCGTCACCCACAAACCGTGTGGCTTCGACAGTTCCGTTAAATTTGGTGCCCTCATTCACGGTCAAAACACCCTGTTTTTTGTCGTGTATGACACGAATACCATGTATGTCGAGACCCACGTCTTCACTCTTTTTACACCCTTCTCCTACGTGTAACACGGGTGTGTACACGTGTTGTTCATTTATCATGGACACATTCACGACTTCCAAATTTTCAACTTGGAGATCTCGGAGTTTCAGTTGTGTTCCTCCTATGTCTACTACCTCTTTCGTGATCGAATCATACGCAAGTAAGTTCGACGCAGTTGCATTTCGTATTGGACTTATGTATAATCCGCTGTGTTTGATATCACGAATGGTTTCATCTGATGCATTAAACACAATGGAGTTTCTTGGCTGACCGGAATCCGTGAGTCTTCCGAGTCTTACCATATCGGTAGGCTGATTCAAACCAGAATTCTTTACCATTTAATATAGCGATGCATTTTAATTTGCGTATACTAAACCGGCCATACCGTTTTCAACTCTCAATATGTTGTAATTGACCGCATATATAGGGTCTGTAATGTTCATACTTTCACTGATAATCTTTGCCGAATCGAGACGGCTAAAGTTGAGCGTACCTGTGGGCTGTAAAGAGCTCGTCAAAAGACAAAAGCAATACAAGAAAATATCTGGGGATGTTACAAAGTTTGTGTGATAATACGCCATTACGTCTATAAAGTGTGGCTTCGCCCATCTAAACTTACCTATATCGAGTCCATTTATGTTTAATTTAACACGGTTAGACTTAGATGTGAGTGCACCATTCGATGTCGTATCGGAGCACGCGAGGTATTTCACTGGGTGGTTAAACGTGAGGTCTTGGATGGGTTCACCCGATGGGATGTTCTTTTGAACTTGAGTGATCAACATTTCGTGATTTCTCGAAACAATGTTACCGCGCTCTTCGTTATCTAAATAATAATAGTTCGCGTATACTTCATAATTATAATTTGGATTCACACCATTTCCCCAATAGATGCGTAATTCCACGTTGTGATAGTGAAGGGCTACGATTGGTAGGGCGCACTGTGGGCCTTCGCAAAAGAAGAATCTGAGTGGATAAAAATACGAACGAGAGCTCGTACCACCTGGGTGTGGACCGTTTGAGCTCTTCGTGACATTTTGGGCGAATGTATCTATAGCTATGTTTTCCGTAAACACGGAATCTTGAGAATCTATGAGATGGCCTCCAATGTAAAGTTCAACTTTATTTATGATCTGAGACCAATCGGCTTCATCCTTGGCTTCGTTATTATCGTCCATAGATATGAACACGTATCCAAGCATATCGCCAGTCTTTTCAAATTTAACGGATGACATTGAGTCACTTTTCACATTCCCCTGTAACAGTTGTTTTTCAACGGACTGTGAAAAATTTGAATGCCGTTTAAACGTCGACGAGAAAAATGAAATCTCTGGAGAACCCATGATGTGTTCATCTTGGGCACCGATGGCTATCAATTGCACGATACCCGCCGACATTTATAATAATAAAAGGTAAAAAATGTACGTACCTAGCGCCCGGACTCTATGAAGGGCATGTTCCTGTTTTTGCAGACAAATTTAAAAATCAAAAAGTTATCGGCGCCATCCGTGGTGGTGACACCGTTTTCATCCCTGAGTGTACACGTCAACCTATCAAGTTTTCTGATTGGTGTGACATATTGGGTCATGACATCGTATTCATTCTTGAATACAATTGGGTTTGAACCACCCTGAATCAATGTACCGAAGCCATTGTTCAAAGTGGTCATACTCGCTTGACCTTCGAAAATATTGGAAGTTCTCTGTGCAAAATTTGTATTCAATTCCTGAATGGAAATGTGGCACACATTTGAACCAGCTGCATCGATTCTGGCAGCCGAAAGACGAGCTTGTACAATATTTTCAAGTGGTTGTGTCAAGTGCACGGTAAAAGTGTTTTTACTGTCTTGACCCACAGTATCCACTGTTATCGTGTGATACTCATACTCAAAATCTGGCAATTGTGCACGAGTCGCAGTCACAAGAGACATTTATAATAGCTTAGATTAAAGATCCACCAATTCCACCGATGATCTTCGCGTCGGCGCTCTTGCGAACGAACGCTTGGTCACCACAGATACCACCTGGAGACAAGGACTTGGTGTAGTACGCAGATTTCTTGGATCCTGGAACACAATCGATGCTGTGCTCCAAGTCGAAGATGGAGGCTTCGCCTTCTTCGGACGTTTCGATGTTGATTGGTCTGGGCTGGTACTCACTGCGAACACGGGCGCCCATGAAGGTCACCAAGACCGACAAAAGGCAGAACACAATGACGATGGCCGTGAGGGTGTTTCGGTTTGTGGCGTTAAGCTTCATTTATTATGTATCCAACATTTTTATATAAAGTGCGTTAAAGAATTTGGATTAGTTTCAAAGTACAGAGTAATGGACGGTGAAATCGTACTCGACCGGAGTCATGGTCATGTCATGAAACTAGATGATAACGAACAGGCGTTGATGGATGAAATTGAGATTGAAGTTCCGCGCCCGAGACCCGCGAGACTCGCACCGAAACCTTCTGTGTATCGCCCACCCCAACACCAAGCGCCACAGCCCGATGTTCAAGAAGACATCGATGCCTTCGCGAATCCAACGAAGCAGAGTGCTCCTCCACCACCACAAGACGAACCAGTCGATTACGGTGAATACGAAGAGGAATACGAGCAGCAGCAGCCATACATGCAAGGTGACTACTCGATGCAAGAAGAAGAGCGTCCGTCTCCTGGATACAAAAGCATAGACGAGGAGAAGGCGGATCTAGTAAACAAGCTCAGTCGTCTCGAAAAGAAGGGGTTCACCGTGAATAAGCGTCTCAATGTGTACTCGAACATTGATGATCTTAGAACCGAAGTGAAGAGAATTACCTATAGTATCGATGTAGACAAGTCTATCAAGTTCTCCAGGCGTATGCTCATTGCGTGTGTCACAGGCCTTGAGTTTTTGAATAAGAAGTATAATCCATTTGAGATTCAACTCGAAGGTTGGTCTGAAAACGTGATGGAAAACGTCGACGATTACGATGAAGTATTTGAAGAGCTCTATGTGAAATATAGAACCAAGATGCACGTCGCTCCAGAAATCAAGCTCGTGATGATGCTTGGTGGTTCTGCGATGATGTTCCACTTGACAAACAGTATGTTCAAGTCTGTCATGCCTAACATGAATGACATTCTCAAGCAAAATCCAGGACTCGTACAAAACATGGTAGATGCCGTGAAGAACACGACTCCAAGAGGTGCAGCGGATGCACCATCAAGTGAACCATCTGGGGATCGTTACGAAATGAAGGGTCCTGGTATCGACATCTCCAGTCTCATGGGTAACATCATGATGCCCCCAGCTCCACCCATGTCTACATCAGCGCCACAGCCAATCCCACAAGTGGATGACGATGATGACGATGCCATTTCAGACATCGTGGAGGCCCCAGAAGAAGTTGAAGACGAAGAGGATGTCAAGGAGGTCAAGGTGTCAGGCGCAACGAAAGGAAAACGTGGGCGTAAGAAGAAGTCAGTAGAAATAAATTTGTAAGTGTACAGTATAAATGATAGGGTACTGTCCCATCGAGGAAGAGGCGCCAGTGCGCCAAGTCCCTCAGATGCGTGCTCCATCTCAGAGAGCCCCAGCGAGGG